GAAGAAACTGAAGTTGTAGAAGGCAAGTATTCTTCTGGTTCGGTTACTTACGTCAAAGGGACTGCGCCAGTTAGAGCTACTTATGGTGGAAAAACAGAGACCTTCCCTAAAGAAACTTACAAGAAAAGGGGTATGGTTAAGACTGCTGAAGAAGCAGAAGTTCGTTATTGTCCCAAGTGCGATAAGAATGAAACAAGAGAAGAGTGTGCTTATGGCGGCAAGTATTGGGACGAAAATTCAAAACCAGCAAAGGATGTAAAAGAAGACACCGTTGAACTCACTGACGCTTATGGTGAAACTTTTGCAACTGTTGTAGATATTGTAAAACCAGAACCAATCAAGACTGTTGAAAGTAATATTGAGTATGAGACTTATGATATTGAGTCTATGACCGAGGCAGTCAGAATTCCAGCAAAGACTGGGAACATAGTCATGGTTAATCTTGGATGGAAGGGCAAGTATTACTCTATTAAGATGTTCTTCCCCCAAATTAGCAAACCAAGTAGGAAAGATGTTCAGGATCAGATAGAGAAAATCTATCCTGGTGGAAAGTTGTACACTTTCGTAGTATCTAACTATGAACCAGGAGAACCAATGCTCCACGCAGAAGGAGCAGCATGGACAAAGAAAGAAGGAAAGTCCAAATCTGGAGGACTCAACGAAAAAGGAAGAAGATCTTACGAAAAGGAAAATCCAGGATCTGACCTTAAGGCACCTTCAAAAAAGGTTGGAAATCCCAGGAGGGCATCCTTCTGCGCTAGAATGAAGGGTATGAAAAAGAAACTAACTAGTAAGAAGACTGCTAACGATCCAGATAGCAGAATCAACAAATCACTTAGAGCTTGGAACTGCTGATGAAAACCTTTCAACAATTTTTATCCGAAAGCGTCACTATTCACGGCGACTTCAACGGAACTTTAAATGTAGGTGGTGATCCTGTTCAACAAGAAGTAGAAGAGCAGAATCAGTATATCGCTGATGTTGTTTGGATGGGAAGTATATATAGGATGAAACTTGAGAAAAAAGAGTCATTAAGACTTCCAACAACTCAAGAGTTAGCAGAACAACTTCAAGGAGAATATCCTGGTGCGATTGTTCAAAGAATTTATCCAGTTGAACCAAAACCAGAAGTTAAAATTGCAGACGTTAAGAGATATCATCCAGGAAAATTAGAGTGGGTATAAATTATGGCTCAGTGGAATAAAATAAATCAAGACTATCTTAACCAAGAGAGAAGTCTCTTTGAAGTTTTTATATGTGCAGACCAGTTTGGTAACATTGGTGCTTGTGGAGGCAATACTCAATTTGAACTGAATGTCTCTGCTGGTATTATGACAGAGATGGCAAACGTTCATAAGTTTGGTTCTGTTATTACAAGTAATGCCACCTACGATACCATTTGGTCTGAAGGTAGTGCTTATGAGTTTCCTGTAGGCATTGGAACAATAACTGTAGTTTCAACAAGTACTCAAGATAGTTCAGTTGGAACTGGAGCATCTTCAATTGTAGTTCAAGGTCTTGATGGAGACTATAATGAAGTGCAAGAAACACTTTCTCTTGATGGAACAACTGGTGTCGCAGGAACTGTTAGTTTCTTAAGAACTCATAGAGCATTTATTGATAGTGGAAATACAAATGCAGGAAATATTACCATCTCTATTGGTAGTACCGTGCATTGTGCTATTGCAGCAGATATGGGACAATCTCAAGTTGCTTTTTATACAGTTCCTGCAGGTAAATCAGCATTCTTAAAACAGTTCACGGCAACTCAAAACAAGAATCAAGAAAATGCTGTTAGGATGTTCCAGAGGCAATATCAAGAAGGAACTACAAAACCATTTCGTTTGGTTACAGAATTAAATTTATATGGAAGTAATTTTATTAAACCATATAGTTATCCAATATTTTTTCCAGAAAAAACTGATATTGAAGTAAGAGCATATACTGGATCAAACTGTACTGTTTCTTGTACCTTTGATCTTTTAGTTGCCGATAGTGCTTCTATTGGTATTGGAACGACCTGATAGGAGGTATTATGTCTGATAATGGAGTATATCTTGGTAATCCCAACCTAAAGAAGGCGAATACCCCGATTGAGTTTACTGAAGAACAAGTCCTTGAGTTTCTTAAATGTAAAGACGACCCAGTTTACTTTGCAAACAATTATATCAAGATTGTTTCTCTGGACGAAGGTCTTACTCAGTTTCATCCGTATCACTTCCAAGAGAAGTTAATTAATAACTTCCACGAAAACAGATTTAATATCTGTAAGATGCCTAGACAGACTGGTAAATCCACTACAGTCGTATCTTACCTTTTGCACTATGCTGTCTTTAACGACAGTGTGAACATTGGTATTCTTGCAAACAAAGCAGCGACGGCGAGGGAACTTCTCAGTAGGTTACAAACTGCATATGAGAACTTACCAAAATGGATGCAGCAGGGTATTATATCCTGGAACAAAGGTAGTCTGGAGTTAGAGAATGGCAGTAAGATATTGGCAGCTTCTACGTCTGCAAGTGCTGTCCGAGGTATGTCGTTCAACATCCTCTTTCTCGACGAATTCGCGTTCGTCCCAAATCATGTTGCTGACTCGTTCTTTGCATCTGTTTATCCTACTATTACTTCTGGTAAAAACACCAAAGTAATTATCGTCTCTACGCCACACGGTATGAACCACTTCTACCGTATGTGGCACGATGCGGAAAAGAGTAAAAACGAATATGTCCCTACTGATGTTCACTGGTCCGAAGTTCCAGGTAGAGATGAGAAGTGGAAACAGCAGACTATTGCAAACACCTCCGAACAACAGTTCAAGGTTGAGTTTGAATGCGAATTCTTAGGTTCTGTTGATACACTTATTGCTCCATCGAAACTTCGTTCGATGGTTTATGATAATCCTATTGCAAGAAATGCTGGATTAGATATCTACGAACACGTAGTAGATAAACACGATTACATTATGACTGTTGACGTTGCTCGCGGAGTTAGTGAAGACTACTCCGCTTTTGTTGTGGTTGATATTACAGAGTTCCCACATAGAGTTGTAGCAAAATACAGGAACAATGAAATCAAACCAATGTTGTTCCCCAATATCATATATGAAGTAGCAAAGAACTATAATGGAGCATACATTCTTTGTGAGGTCAATGATATTGGAGACCAAGTAGCATCTATCCTCCAATATGACCTAGAGTATCAGAACTTATTGATGTGTTCTATGAGAGGTAGAGCAGGTCAGATTGTTGGACAAGGTTTCTCTGGTAAGAAGACACAGTTGGGCGTTAAGATGTCCAAGACTGTTAAGAAGGTTGGTTCTCTCAACCTCAAAACAATGATTGAAGAGAGTAAACTAATCTTCAATGACTATGAAATTATTTCAGAACTAACTACATTCGTTCAAAAGCACAACTCATTTGAAGCAGAAGAAGGTTGTAATGACGACTTAGCAATGTGTCTGGTTATCTATGCTTGGATGGTAGCACAAGACTACTTTAAGGAACTGACTGACCAGGATGTCCGTAAGAGACTATATGAAGAACAGAAGAACCAGATTGAACAAGACATGGCTCCCTTTGGATTTATGGATGACGGTTTAGGGACAGATAGTTTTGTTGATGCGCAAGGCGACCGTTGGTCAAATGCATCAGTTGGAGAATATGGTGATATGTCTTATATGTGGGATTATATGTAATGGATTTAGATGGTCAGATAAAACTTGGTCATTTACTTCTTAGTGATAGAAAATGTAGAACCTGTGGTGAGATTAAAAATCTTATAGATGGATTTTATAGAATAAGAAAGGGTGGGTCTTTGCCCTCTTCATATTCTTATGAATGTAAACAATGTACCATCAATAGAGTATCATCGACACGGAAGAAAAAGAGCAATAACTTATGGGAGTATCCTGACTGGTAATTTGTTCATGCATTGTTTCCCTTCTGAAAAGTGGGTTTTTAATAAATATTTTTTAGTTAAACTGAGAAATTAAAGGAGAGAAACATGGCGACTCCACAATTATCTCCAGGCGTACTCGTCAGAGAGGTTGATTTAACTGTCGGAAGAGCTGATAATGTATTAGATAATATTGGAGCAATTGCGGGTCCCTTTGCACTTGGTCCAGTTGAAGAACCTATTGACATTTCCACAGAACAAGACCTGATTAACGTCTTCGGAAAACCACTTTCAACTGACTCCCAGTATGAATACTGGATGAGTGCATCCTCATACCTTTCATATGGCGGTGTTCTTAAGGTTGTAAGAGCAGATGGAACTACCCTTAACAACGCAAATGCTGGCGTCGGTATGGCGTCAACTACCATCAAAATTAAAAACTTTGATGACTACGAAGCAAACTATTCAGAGACCGAACCCAACTACGTCTTTGCTGCAAAGAACCCTGGTTCTTGGGCAAACGAACTGAAGGTTTGTGTTATTGACGATGCTGCTGACCAACGTATCGGTATTACCACCACTAACCCTGGTGCTGCTGGCGTAACAATCGGATTTGGTGTTACCACCGCATTGACCAACGCAGTTATTCCTGGTGTTGGCGGAACTTCTGGATTCACTGGATACATCAAGGGCATCATCACTGGTGTTGGAACTGCATCCACAACTGGAAGCAGCACCTTCGATGTTAAGATTCTTTCTAGAGTCTCTACCGCAACTACCGACTTGGATGTTGAGTATCCAATCACTTATGCTGAAGGAAATGCTAACGCAGAATTCCAAGCATCTGATACTATTGGGTTCATCAACAACGCGGGTATTAGCACTGGTAATGGTTCAGTAACCACTGTTGCTTCTAAGAAAGATTGGTACGGAGAGCAAACTCTAAGTCTTACCAATAGCGTTATCTATTGGAAGTCTATTGCACCAAAACCAATAACCACTGGATACGCAAGTGGTAGAAACGGTAAGAACGATGCGCTGCACGTTGCAGTTGTTGACGACACTGGTTCAGTAACTGGTATCCAAGGCAATCTGCTTGAGAAGCACCTCAACCTTTCTAAGGCAAAGGATTCTGTATCGGATGTTGATGCACCAACTAAGAACTGGTGGAAGAACTATCTCGCAGTTTACTCCGAGAATGTTTATGTTGGAGACAACCCTTCCGCTGGTAACGATACCTTCAACAACACGACTCCATTAGCAACTGGTTTCTCTAGTGGTTACACTCCAATCACTGAGGCAGCAGGTCTTTGGAACCAAAATGTACAAGGAGTTACATTCAGTGCACTGGGTAACGTCACCTATACCTTCAAAGGTGGAGTTGATTATTCCGCACTGAATGGAATGACCGCAACTCTTGGAAATCTTAAGACTTCATATGAGTTGTTTGATAATAAGGATGAAGAAGCAGTAGATTACCTGATTATGGGTCCTGGACTTGGCACTAAGTTCGAGTCTCAAGCAAAAGCAAATCATCTGATTTCTATCGCAAATCAGAGAAAAGACTGTATGGCAGTCATTTCTCCACACAGAGCAGACGTTGTAAATATCACAAATACGACGACTCAGACGAATAACATTATTGAGTTCTTCTCACCACTGTCGTCTTCGTCTTACGCGGTATTTGATTCTGGTTATAAGTACACTTATGACCGCTTCAACGATAGATTCCGCTTCATTCCAACCAACGCTGACGTTGCTGGTCTGATGGTCCGCACCTCAATCAATGCTTTCCCATGGTTCTCGCCCGCAGGACAGCAAAGAGGTGTTATCAATAATGCGATTAAACTTGCATATAACCCAAGCAAAGCACAGAGAGATTTACTCTATCCACTGAGAATTAACTCTATTGTTAATCAACCTGGCACTGGCGTTCTTCTCTTCGGTGATAAGACTGCACTCACATTTGCTTCTGCGTTTGATCGTATTAACGTCCGTCGCCTGTTCCTCACGGTTGAGCAAGCACTCGAAAGAGCAGCAGAAGCACAACTGTTTGAACTGAACGACCAAATCACCAGAGCAAACTTCGTTAATATTGTTGAACCTTATCTCCGTGATATTCAAGCAAAGCGTGGACTCTACGGATTCCTGGTCATTTGCGACGAAACGAATAACACTCCTGATGTCATTGATAATAACGAGTTCAGAGCAGACATCTTCCTGAAGCCTGCTAAGTCTATCAACTACGTCACCCTCACCTTCGTTGCTACCAGAACTGGTATTAGCTTTGAAGAAGTAGCAGGTAGAGTTTGATTTAGATTATAAATTACTAAAGGAGGACCCTAAACATGGCACAAATTCCAACTCGCGGAATCTCAGCTTTTAAATCAAAACTTATCGGGGGTGGCGCACGTCCTAATCTATTTGAGGTGGACGTGACTTTCCCTGCTGCTGTTAACCTTGGAGTCCAAGGTGACGGTACTGGAACTTTTGATTCTGAAAACTTCAGATTTCTCTGCAAAACTGCAGCACTTCCTGGTTCAAGTGTTACCCCTATCGATGTTCCCTTCAGAGGTCGCACTCTGAAGGTTGCTGGTGATAGAACCATCGAACCATGGTCAGTCACTATCATCAATGATGAAGACTTCTCACATAGAAGAGCATTTGAAGCATGGATTCAAAACATGGCTCAATATGGAGACCACTCTGGTCTTACCGATCCTAACGACTACATGGGCAATGCAGTTGTTTATCAACTCGGCAGAAGTGAGTCAAATCAACAGGGAACTAATACAACTGGAGAAAACTCCAGAATTCTGGCACAGTATCGTTTCATCGATATCTTCCCAACTTCTATCTCTGAAATTCCACTTTCTTACGAAAGTGCGAGTTTAATCGAAGAGTTCACTGTTGACTTCCAAGTTCAGTACTACTTCCCTGAAGCACCTGGAACTGGAGCTTGATAAATAGTTTGAAGATAAGTTCAGACCTTAAATAATGGCAAAACTCTTTGGTTTCTCTATTGAGGATAAAGACCAATTATCACCCACTGCGGTCTCGCCCGTTCCTCCTAATAACGAGGACGGGTCTGACCATTATTTGAGCAGTGGGTTTTTTGGTTCCTATGTAGATATTGAAGGTGTATATCGCACCGAGTTTGATTTGATTAAACGTTATCGTGAGATGGCACTTCATCCTGAAGCGGATAGTGCCATTGAAGATATTGTTAATGAAGCAGTTGTATCAGATACTAATGATACTCCAGTTGAAATTGAACTTTCAAACTTAAATGCCAGTGATGGTATTAAGAAAACAATCAGAAACGAGTTTAAATATATTCTCGACCTTCTAGATTTTGATAAGAAGGCACACGAAATCTATAGAAATTGGTATATTGACGGTCGTTTATATTACCATAAAATTATCGACTTGAAAAATCCTCAAGAGGGTATTCAAGAACTTCGTTATATTGACGCACTTAAGATTCGTTATGTTCGTCAAATGAAGAAGAAAGATAAAGACTCTCGTTTGGCGAATATTCAATCCGACAATCCCATGGAATATGATTTCCCTGAGATTGAAGAGTATTTTGTATACAATCCAAAGTCAACATATCCAGCAAACAACCCCAGTTCTATGACTGGTGGTAATAAAGGTATTAAAATTGCAAAAGATGCAATTACATATTGCACTTCTGGTCTGGTAGATAGAAATAAAGGATCGACTCTTTCTTATCTTCATAAAGCAATCAAGTCTCTCAACCAGTTGAGAATGATTGAAGACTCTCTGGTTATCTACCGTTTGAGTAGAGCACCTGAGCGTCGTATCTTCTACATTGACGTTGGTAATCTGCCTAAGCAAAAAGCAGAGCAATATCTGCGTGATGTTATGATGCGTTATCGTAACAAACTTGTTTATGATTCCGCAACTGGTGAGATGCGTGATGATAAAAAACACATGGCGATGCTCGAAGACTTCTGGCTTCCTAGAAGGGAAGGTGGTAGAGGAACTGAAATCTCTACACTTCCTGGTGGTCAGAACCTTGGAGAGATTACTGATATTAAGTATTTCCAAGAAAAACTTTATCGTTCTCTGAATGTTCCTACTTCACGTATTGGTGGAGAAGGTGGTTTCAACCTTGGTCGTTCTTCTGAAATCTTGAGAGATGAAGTTAAGTTCAGTAAGTTCGTTGGACGTTTGAGAAAGAGATTCTCTGCAATGTTCAATGATATGTTGAAGACTCAACTCATCCTTAAGAATGTTATCACTCCCGAAGATTGGGATGTTATGAGTGAGCATATTCAATATGACTTCATGTATGATAACCACTTCGCAGAACTGAAAGAAGCAGAACTTCTCAACGAAAGACTGAGTATGGTTCAGCAAGCAGAACCTTATGTCGGTAAGTATTTCTCTCAAGACTATCTGCGTCGTAAGGTCCTCCGTCAGACTGATCAAGAAATCATTGAGCAGGATGAACTGATTGAAAAGGAAATCGAAGCAGGAGTAATTCCTGACCCAGCAGAAATGCAGATTGATCCTGCAACTGGACAACCAGTAGCAGGTGGTGGAGACTTAGGTGCTCCAGTTATGGAACCAGAAATTGACGCAACTTCAGTTGAACCACCAGAAGGTGGGGAAATCTGATAAATAAAAACAAATTACTAATTTAAACCGATGGATGAATTAATGGATATGATTGTCGCTGATGAGAGTCCATCTCAAGTGACTGATAAGATCAAAGAGATTCTTTTTGCAAAGTCTGCAGAGAGAATTGATATGATCAAACCTGTTATTGCAGCAGATATGTTCAATGATGGGCAGGAAGATTCTTCGGAAGAAGAATAATAATAAATAAGTAATAAATGTATCATAAGAATAATGACTCATAGACCAGTCGGGTCTGGCGTCTCGTTTTCTACGTCAACAACGTCAGCAAAATCTGCTGCTTTTATTGGAAAGTCACAAGCACTTAGAATCTTTTCTGCAGGTGCTAATGCCTTTGTTGCAATTGGAACCGAACCGACTGCAACTACAAATGATTATGTTGTACCATCAGGAACCACGGCAACCATTGCAATCAATAACGGATCTGCAAAAGTTGTTGATGTTACTCGTGGAGCAACCACGTTTATTCACTTCCCTGAAGGTCAAGCATCTCCATTTGTAGTTGGAGACTATGTTTCTTTAGTAACTTCAGATAATGGCGGACAAGATTATTATGATTTCACTCATAAACCTGTAACCGCAGTTTCTACTAGTGCAAGTGTTGACGGATATTTCTCAACCAGAATTACAGTTGGAACAGATACATCTGGTATCGCAACCGCATTTAGCGATCCTGATGCATCATTGAGAAACTCAATTAAAGTTGCAGCAATTACTGATGCTGGCGCTGGAACACTTCATACACAACAAGTACAAATTAGCGGAGCAGCCTGATGAAACTTATTAGAGAAGAAATAGAAACCGTAGAGGTTATCGTCGAACAAAAAGGCGGTAAAAAATCTATGTTTATCGAAGGTATTTTCCTTCAGGGAGACATTAAGAACCGTAATGGTCGTATGTATCCAATGGAAACTCTTCGTAAAGAAGTTGCTCGTTATAATGAGAATCACGTTCAAGCAGGTAGAGCACTTGGCGAACTGGGTCACCCCGAAGGTCCAACTGTAAACCTTGACCGTGTTTCCCATAAGATCGTTTCTCTTAAAGAGAGTGGTTCTAACTTCATTGGTAAAGCAAAAGTTTTGAATACACCAATGGGCAGAATTGCTCAGGATCTTATTGGCGAAGGAGTTAAACTCGGTGTTTCTTCTCGCGGTATTGGTTCATTAAAAATGACCCGTGAAGGTGTTAATGTTGTAAGTGATGACTTTATGCTTGCAACTGCTGCTGATATTGTAGCAGATCCTTCTGCACCTGATGCTTTCGTTGAAGGTATTATGGAAGGAAAAGAGTGGGTCTGGGAAGGCGGAATCCTTCGTGAAAGACTTGCAGAAAAAACTTATAAGCAGATCAACACTCTTGTTGATCAAAAAGCACTTGATGAACATAAGTTAGACTTATTTAATCAGTTTCTTTCTAATTTATAAATTTATAAATAAATATAGATTAATTCAGAGGTTACACGGAGAGTTCAAATGTCGCGTGATACTAATTTACAAGAAATGGAAGTAGGCACAAAGCAATCCAAAACTGCTGTTAATGCAGGCGCTAAGCCAGCAGACGCAATGGATACTTCAGTCGCAGGTTCCTACGAAGATCTCGGCGGTCCTACCCCCGAGAACTATAAGCCCGATGATGATTCAGCAAAGCTGAAGACACCTGGTGGAACCCTTAAGCAAGTTAAGGACGTAGTAAACAAAGGTGCTAAAGCAGCAGATCCGATGAAGGGTATGAAAGAAGAAGAGCAACTCGATACTGAAGCAGTAATCGAGGAAGAAGAAGTTGCTACTGAAGAAGTAGTAGCAGAAGAAGAGACCGAAACCGTTGCTGAGTATGACATCGAAGAAGATGTCAACGCTCTGCTTGGTGGCGAAGATCTCTCCGAAGACTTCAAAGCAAAAGCAAAAACCATCTTTGAAGCAGCAATTACCTCTAAGGTTGCTGAAGTTAAGGAAGCACTGGAAGCACAGTATCAAGAACAACTGGCTGACCGTCTGGTCGAAGCAACCGAAGAACTCAAGGAAAGAGTTGATTCCTACCTTGAGTATGTTGCAGATGAGTGGGTTAACGAAAACGAACTCGCCATCGAGCAAGGTCTTAAGACTGAAATGACCGAATCATTCCTTGGCGGAATGAAGTCACTTTTTGAAGAACATTATGTAACAATCCCTGAAGATAAATACGATGTGCTTGAGAGCATGGTAGAAAAACTTGATGATATGGAGACAAAACTCAATGAGCAAATTGAGAAGAACATTGGTCTGAATAAGAGACTCGCTGAGTCTTCTGCAGATTCAATTCTTACTCAAGTATCCGAAGGTCTCGCAACGACCCAGAAGGAGAAACTCGCCTCACTTTCCGAAAGTGTTGAGTTTGAAAGTGAAGAAGAATATCGTGAAAAGCTGGAGACCCTTAAGGAGTCATATTTCTCCTCTAAGCCACAGTCTTCCTCTGCTAAAACCGAGACCCTCTCTGAGGGAGTAGATGTTTCTACCGAATCATATACTGGTTCCATGGACGCATACCTCAGAACCCTGGGTTCCTTTAGCAAATAATTGAATTTAATATAATTCAAACAAAACCGTAAACACTTTTAATAGGTAAAGCAAATGTTCCAATCCGAGCATCTGCAGGAAAAGTGGGCACCTCTTCTCAACCACGAAGGTTGCGACAAGATCTCTGATCCTCATAGAAGAGCCGTCACCGCTGTCCTGCTCGAAAACCAAGAAAAATTCATGCGTGAGCAGTCTGCTTTCTCTGAAAGCGGAATGCTTAACGAAGCACCTACCAACGCTGTTGGCGATGGTGGTTTCACTGGATCCTCTGCTGCTGCAGGTCCTACCGCAGGTTTCGACCCCGTTCTGATCTCTCTGATCAGACGCTCTATGCCTAACTTGGTCGCTTATGACCTCGCAGGCGTTCAGCCAATGTCTGGTCCTACTGGACTCATCTTCGCGATGCGTTCCCGTTACACCAACCAGAGCGGCACCGAAGCATTCTTCAACGAACCCGATACCGCATTCTCTGGTCAGGATGCAGGTAACGACCTCACCAACGGTTTCTCCGATGTTGCCGCTGGTATGGGTACTACCAGTCAGTCTGGTTCTAACCCTTCAATCCTGAACCCAGTTGGTTCTGCAACCTCCACCGCATATGATGTCGGTCAGGGTATGCGTACCGACGACGCAGAAGGTCTGGATGGTACTGGAGGTAATGCCTTCAACCAGATGGCATTCTCGATCGAGAAAGTCACCGTTACTGCAAAGTCTAGAGCACTGAAAGCCGAGTACTCCTTGGAACTCGCACAGGACCTCAAGGCAATCCACGGTCTGAACGCTGAAGCGGAACTCGCAAACATTCTCTCCACTGAGATTCTTGCTGAGATCAACCGCGAAGTCATCAGAACCATCTATAAGGTTGCTGAGCAAGGTGCTGTTGAGAACACCGCTACCGCTGGTGTATTCGACCTGGACGTTGACTCCAACGGTCGCTGGAGTGTTGAGAAGTTCAAGGGTCTCCTGTTCCAAATCGAGCGTGATGCAAACCGCATTGCACAAAGAACTCGTCGCGGAAAGGGTAACATCATCCTGTGTTCTGCAGACGTTGCTTCTGCACTGACCATGGCTGGTGTACTCGACTACACCCCTGCACTCAACGCTAACCTGAACGTTGATGACAGCGGCAACACCTTCGCAGGTATCCTGCAAGGCAAGTATCGCGTCTACATCGATCCTTATGCATCTAACCTGGCTGCTAACAACGGCGGTCTGGCACAAGGTTCTAACCAGTACTACGTCGTCGGTTATAAGGGTACTTCTCCTTATGACGCAGGTCTGTTCTACTGCCCTTATGTTCCCCTCCAGATGGTTCGTGCCGTCGGTGAGAACTCCTTCCAGCCAAAAATTGGCTTCAAGACCCGTTACGGTCTGGTTGCTAACCCATTCGCAGAAGGAACCGAGCAAGGTCTTGGACGCCTCCAGGTCAACAAGAACCGCTACTATCGTCGCGTTGCTGTCAAGAACATCATGTGATCCATTCGGTTCACACCATTTATCAGAGGGCGGTCTTCGGACCCCCTCTTTTTTTATCTAAATAAATATAAAACTGAGATAATGGCAGTATCAAACGCATTTGCCAACCAGATACAGAATAGAAATTTTCTATCTCCAGTTGGGTTTAAATTTCTTTTGAATAGAACCCCTAAAGTATCATTCTTTGGCAATTCTGCAAACGTACCAGGTATGACTCTTGGTATTGCAGAACAACCAACATACCTTAAGGACATTCCAATTCCTGGAGACAAAATAGAGTTTCAGGACTTTACTCTAAGGTTTATTGTTGATGAAAACCTTGAAAACTATATGGAGATGCAGAAGTGGATTCGTGGATTAGGATTCCCCGATTCACTTGAAGAGATATATGATCTCCAAAATAGTGGAAGATATGATGATAAAAACAGACAAAGATTGATGGACATCTACTCAGATGGAACTCTTTTCATTCTGAATAGTAATAGTAATGTCAACTTCCAAGTTAGATTTAAAGATATGTTCCCATATCAATTGACAGATCTATCTTTTGATGCTACAGATGTTGACATTCAATACTTTACAGCAGAGGTCACTTTCAAGTATACTATCTATGATATACTAGATAAAAGTGGCAACCCCTTATGACTTATGATTTGGATACCATCCAGAAAATGTGGGTGGAAGATTCAAAAATTGATATTGATAACCTCCACACTGAATCTTTAAATATTCCAATGCTTCATGCGAAGTATTTTGACTTATATAATAACATAGTTCTACTTAAAAAGAAAGCAGAACAACAGAAGAAAAATATTCGCCACGAAAGGTATGAATACTTTTCAGGCAAAGCAGACCCAGAAGTTTATATTGAGAATCCGTTTCCAAAGAAAATTAGAGATAAGGAGACGATGCAGAAATATCTCGACGCAGATAATAAGTTATCCAATGTATCTTTGAAGGTTGAATACTACGATACTATGCTCAATTACTTGGAAAGTATTCTGAAAGTTATTCAAAATCGCACATATCAGATTAAGAACGCTATAGAGTTTATTCGTTTTCAATCAGGATTAGGTTAATGGAAGAAGATTACTATCATCTAGAGTTGCCTATACAGGCAGTTCGTCTCATTCACACAGGTCTTTCCCAAGCGTGTGAGAAGTGGTCTGGTGGACCTGCAGAGGAGCAAGAAGGACTGCAGGCAATGAGAGATCATTTTTACAGAATTATGTTAGAACATAGATTCAGTAATATGTGATGGAAGAAGAATTTTCTGAGGACATTTACCATATGAGTTTTGATATCGAGGACATTCGTCTTCTATATCATTGTGTCTCTAAAAGAATAGAAAATTGGGAGGGATATCCCGCAAGACCCATGAAAGAACAAACACATTTGCACTATCTAAGAGATGAATTGTATAGAGCAATTCTTGATTATAAGTTTCACGAGATGTAATAAATATTTTTAGATGAATGGACCTATGTGATTGACACGACGGCAAATCTTGTTATTTCTAAGTCTAATGAAGTATTTTTAAAGATTCACACAGAACCTCATATTGAATATGAGTTGAGGGATCACTTCAAGTTTGAAGTTCCCAATATGAAATTTATGCCACAGTACCGTAATAGGCACTGGAATGGAGAGATTCACCTATACGATATGCGGTCAAAGCAGATCTATGTTGGTCTGTTAGATAAGATTGTATCCTTCTGTAAGAACTACGGATACACTTATAAATTTGAAGGTAATAAGTTCTATGGACTTCCTTTTGAAATCAACGAACAGATTTCATTTGAGGGAGTCAAGGATTATATGCATTCTATTTGTGCCCATACTCCCAGAAAGTATCAGATTGAGGGAGTATATGATGCCTTACGACATAATCGAAAGCTATTGATAAGCCCCACAGCGAGCGGCAAATCATTGATGATTTATTCCCTCGTAAGATATTATGTGGATAAAGGACAAAAAATTCTCTTAGTTGTTCCGACGACATCTCTTGTAGAACAGATGTATAAGGACTTTCTTGACTATGGTTGGGACGCGGATTCATACTGTCATCGTATCTATTCTGGTCGTGAAAAAAGTAATGATGCGCCAGTGACCATCACAACTTGGCAGTCTGTCTATAAATTAGATAGAACTTTCTTTGAAGACTACAATGTAGTTATAGGAGATGAAGCACACCTATTTAAGAGCAAGTCTCTTATTTCGATTATGACTAAACTTCATCACGCCAAGTATAGATTTGGGTTTACAGGGACTTTAGACGGCACACAGACGCATAAATGGGTCTTAGAGGGAGTCTTCGGTCCATCATACAAGGTGACCAGAACTGATGAGTTGATGCAGCAGGGACATCTTTCTCAACTTGATATTCAATGTCTTGTATTAAAACATTCTCCTCAGAAGTTTGAAACGTATGAGGATGAAATACAATATCTTATTTCACACGAACAACGAAATAAATTTATTACTAACTTATCACTAGACCTTAAAGGGAACACTCTTGTTTTGTTTAGTCGTGTCGAAGCACATGGAGCAGTGCTCTACGAAAAGATAAATAACAACAAGGGTGAGAACCGTAAGGTATTTTTTATACATGGTGGTGTAGATACTGAAGAGAGGGAGTTAGTAAGAGAAATAACCGAACGAGAAAACAACGCTATTATCGTTGCATCGTATGGAACTTTTTCTACTGGTATTAACATTAAGAACCTCCATAATGTTATCTTTGCTTCACCCAGTAAATCAAGAATTAGAAATCTACAATCAATTGGAAGAGTACTTAGAAAAGGAAAAAATAAAACTAAAGCAGTACTCTACGACATCTCTGATGATTGTACTTACAATTCAAGAAAAAACTATACCCTAAATCATCTCATAGAAAGAATTAAAATTTATAATGAAGAGAACTTTAATTATGAGATAATCACTATTCAATTAAAGAGTTAATATGGAAGAAGATTTTTATGCAACACTCAAATTAAAAACAGGTGAAGAGATATTTGCTAAAATAGCAGCATCTGAAGAAGAGGATAGAACTTATATTGTAGTGTCTTATCCTATTATGATATCTGAAGTTAAAACTAAGTCTGGTAGACAGTTTGGTTACAAGATGGAACCTTGGTTAAAGACCACAACTGAAGATATGTTTATTCTTAAATTAGATGATGTTCTCACTCTAAGTGAATCATCTGATATTGAAATGATTTCAATGTATCAATCTTATGTAAGACAATCGAGTAAACTCTCTAGTAATTTATCTAAAACAAAGATGTCTAGAAAGATGGGATATATTTCAAACATCAATGATGCTAAAGAGATCTTAGAGAAACTCTATAAGAATAGCTAAGCTATAGTTGTCTTATCAACCTTAACAAAGATATTCTACACATGGTTTGAGTACTTGTCAAGTATTTGTTTGAATGGTATAATGAATACATAATAATGAGCAATACTTATGATATCCACAGCAGTTATGGCTAAGAGAAAAAGGTCAGAGCATTACGTCAACAATAAAGAATTCCTTGCTGCTCTGATTGAGTATCGTTCTGATGTTGAACTTTCCTACATGAAAAAGTTCGGTAAGGACTTACAAGAACAAGATAAATCTGAAAGAGCAAAACGCTGGGACACCAAACCTCCTATTCCTCGCTACATTGGAGAGTGTTTCCTGAAGATTGCTAACCACCTGTCATTCAAACCAAACTTTGTTAATTACATGTTCAAGGAGGACATGATTTCTGATGGAATCGAAAATTGCGTTCAATACGTTCATAATTTTAATCCTGAGAAATCCCAGAATCCTTTTGCTTACTTTACGCAGATCATTCATTATGCGTTTCTCAGACGTATCCAAAAAGAGAAAAAGCAACTAGAGATTAAGAATAAGATTCTAGAAAGAACTGGTTTCGATCAAGTGTTTGAAGGTGGTGTTGACAGTTCAGACTATTCAGATTATAATTCCATCAAGGATGCAGTGTATACCAAACTTCGTTATTGATGAAAGTAGCAATTATCACTGACCAGCACTTTGGTGCTAGAAAGAATTCTAAACTCTTTCATGATTATTTTCTGAAATTCTACAACGACGTGTTTTTCCCAACGCTGGAACAGTATGGGATTACCACCGTAGTAGACATGGGAGATACCTTTGATAGTAGAAAAGGAATTGATTTCTCAGCACTTGCCTGGGCAAAGACTAATTACTACGACCGTCTCCAAGAGATGGGTGTAAAAGTTCATACAATTGTTGGTAATCATACTACATATTACAAGAATACCAACGATGTCAACTCAGTAGACTTACTCCTGAGAGAGTATGAAAACGTTGATGTGTACTCAGAGGCAACTGAAGTAAAGTTGGGAAACTTGAAAACGTTGTTTATCCCTTGGATTAATGCAGAGAATCAGGACAAGACTTTCAAACTTATTGAAAGTTCAGTTTGCAAGGTCGCGATGGGGCACCTTGAACTCCATGGATTTAGAGTTAATAAACAAATCATCATGGATCATGGTCATCCGAGCGAGTTATATTCAGAGTTCACCAAGGTCTTCAGCGGTCACTATCACACTCGATCGGATAATGGACGGGTATACTACCTGGGAAATCCATACGAAATGTTCTGGTCAGATGTTGGTGATCGGAGAGGATTCACCATCTTTGATACAGAGACTCTGGAACACACTCACGTAGATAATCCTTATAGGATGTTTTATAACATCTACTATGAAGATACTCCCCATCAAACATTTGATACTAGAGAATACGCAAACAAGATTGCAAGAATCATTGTCCGCAAAAAGACTGACCTCAAAAATTTTGAAAAGTTTGTAGATAAACTCTATGCTTCTAATGTTGCTGAACTCAAGATTGTTGAAAACTTCCAAATTCAAGAGAATGAAGAGTTTGAGGCATTTGAGTCAGAGGACACCCTCTCTATCTTGAATAGATATGTAGAAGAAGCAGAAATCAATCTTGATAAATCAGTAGTACAAAAACTTCTTTCTGAAGTTTATCAAGAGGCATGTGAGATGGTGTAATGTTTATTTTAACAATCAACGGCAGAGAAGAAGATGGTGCATATAGTGTCATAGATGATGATGGAAATCAGACACTATACATCTTTGAAGAAAAAGATGATGCTGTTAGATTTGCCATAATGCTTGAAGAGGAAGAATATCCTGAGATGCATGTTATGGAAGTCGATGAAGATGTAGTTATATCTGTTTGTGAAATGCACGAACACAAATATGCTATAATTACAAAAGATGACCTTGTGATTCCCCCTGAAGTAAATGATATTATTTGAGAAAATCCGTTGGAAGAACTTTCTTTCTACTGGTAATCAATTTACAGAAGTTGAACTAAACAAAGAATCTACCACCCTTATCATTGGTAATAATGGTGCGGGCAAGTCAACGATCTTGGATGCGTTGACTTTTGTTTTGTTTGGAAAGTCTTTCCGTAAGATTAATAAACCACAACTCATCAACTCTACTAACGAAAAGGATTGCCTTGTAGAGATTGAGTTTACTATTGGTTCTACTGACTGGATGGTTCGTAGGGGAATCAAACCAAATGTATTTGAAATTCATAGAAACGATACGCCATTAGACCAAAGTGCTTCTGCAGTAGAACAGCAGAAGTTTCTGGAACAGTCTATTCTTAAGATGAACTATAAGTCTTTTACTCAGATTGTTATTCTGGGTAGCAGTAACTTTGTTCCGTTTATGCAACTGACTGCAGCAAGTCGAAGAGAAGTTATTGAAGACCTGTTGGATATTAAAATCTTCTCATCGATGAATAATATCCTCAAAGAAAAGATTCGTGGTATCAAAGATGATATCCGCACACTGGAACTCAAGAAAGAATCTGTTAGTGATAAAGTTCAGATGCAAGAGAACTTTATTGAGGAACTTGAGAACCGTGGTAAACAAAACATTAAACAAAAAGAAGACAAGATTCAAGGTCTTTTGAATGAAGAGAATGGATTGATAAATGCCTGTGAAGGGATGAATCAAGAACTATCTTCCTTGGAAGAAAAACTTGAACAGCATTCTGGTGCAACAGAAAAACTTCGTAAACTTGGTAACCTGAAGGGTAAAATTTCTAACAAAGTATCAACCATTACTAAGGAACATAAATTTTTCTCACAAAATACGGTATG